TTCGGCTCCCTTTTTTCTTATGGCTACCACAACTATTGACACCGATACCGAACTATCCGCAGTGAACTCTATACTGGGAGCTATCGGACAAGCACCTCTAACAACTCTTAACTTTGATAATCCAGAGGTGTCACTTATATATAATCTACTCCGTGATGCTAATGTAGACACACAGGCAGAGGGGTGGCATTTTAACACAGAAAAGCATGTAAAGTTTGCAATAGATGTTAATGGCAAAATAGCTATTGGTAACGATATATTGTCGATGGATTTACATGACAACTACGCCAAACGTACAAAAGATCTTGTACGACGTGGTGGATTTATTTATGATAAGATGGATCATACCGATGTCTTTACAGAAGACCTTGATCTTGATGTTGTCAGACTATATAACTTTGAAGATCTACCTATTGTTTTCAGAAGATATATAACATACAGAGCATCTAGAGTTGCTGCTACAAAGTTAGTCGCGAACCCACAGTTGGCAAAACTACTATCTCAACAAGAAGCACTTGCAAGAGCTGCTCTTATGGAGTATGAATGTAATCAAGCAGATCATAGTATGTTTGGATTTGACGAAGGTTCTACTTATCAAACATATCAACCATTTAAAAATCTAAGGAGATAATGGCAAGTATTACACAAACTATCCCTCAATACTCACTAGGAATGTCAGAGCAACCTGACCAGCTAAAGTTTCCCGGTCAGGTAACAGAGGTAACAAATGCGATACCAGATCTAACAAAAGGATTGTTCAAAAGACCCGGTGCTAAACGCATAGGCAGTGACGCACTAGCTAGCGTACAGAGTGGAGGTTCGTGGTTTCATTACTATCGTGACGAAACAGAGGGGTCTTATATAGGACAAGTAGCACCTGATGGAGAAGTTAGAGTTTGGAGTTGTGAAACAGGTGCTTTACAAACTACACTATACGGGCCAGATCCAGAGTGGGATAGTACAGAAGATTATACTTCTGGACAAAGAGTTGAAGCTAATGATAAAGTATACGAAGCTCAAGCTACAATAAACAGTGGTGGTACTGCTCCATCACACAGCTCTGGTACAACTAATAACTGGTTATTTATAGAAGCAACTTCTGTAGACAAAACAACAGTACAAAACTATTTAGCAACAAGTGCCCCAGAAAACCTCCAATTCCTCACAATTAACGATACCACCTTTGTTAATAGTCGTGATATTAGTAATGCTCACACTCTCGTTGGGACAACGGGAACTACAGATGCTACACCAGATACTCACTTTGGGTTCATAGAACTCTTACGTACAGAAAATGGTAGACAGTATGGTGCTAATATAAACAATGGTACAGCTGTTACTACACTAACACGTGCTACTAAAATTAAAATTGATTCACATAGTCTTGATGAAGGAGACGGCTCTGGTCACTGCCCCGGTATAGGTACAGAGGTATACGCTGTTACAGCCAAAAGTAGCTATGGTGCATCTGAGAATATACTACATGTAAAAGATAGCTCTGCTAATACACTTACAACTTCTTTTACAACCAACCCAGCTACAGGCAGATCTAATCTAACATTTCGTGTTACAGTATTAGGTCAACAAGGAGTTAGCCCTAACTATAGTGCTAGCAGTAATGGGCCAGATGGTGATAATTATAGATGTAGTTATAATATAGAAGCTGTCTTACTACATGGCGGTGAAGGCTGGCAAGTTGGTGATGTAGTTCGAGTTACACCAGAACATGCGTCAGCTGCTGACAGCTCTGATGCACAAGCTTATATAGACATAGTTGTCACAGAAATAGAAAGCACACAAATTAATGCTACAGTATCTTCTAATGGTGACGGAGTTATACGACCAGCTCCTACCCCTTTTGACGCTGATACAGCTGTTACTACTGATACTATTATTGGTGGTATTTTAGCTGAATTACCATCTGGTATTACAGGTAAACATATAGGTACAGGTATATATCTATCAAGCACCAACCCATTTAGTGTAGAGGTAGTTGAAGAAGATTTGATGAGATGTTTTCAAACCTCTGTTAATGACGTGCAAAACTTACCTAATCAATGTAAACATGGGTACATAGTTAAAATTTCTAACTCTAGAATGTCAGATGAAGATGATTACTATTTACGTTTTGATGGTGAAAACAACAGAGATGGCGTAGGTTCTTGGACTGAGTGTGCAAAGTCTGGTATAGCTAAAAGCCTTACTAACATGCCGCTAGTTATACAGCGTACAGCATTTAATAATACTACAAAAATAGCTACATTTACTGTCAGACCTTTTGATTATCAGGATAGAAGAGTTGGTGATGATACAACTAATCCAATGCCTTCTTTTGTAAATGCTCGTATAAACAAAGTATTATTCTTTCGTAACCGATTAGCATTTCTGTCAGGCGAAAACGTTGTGACATCTAGACCGGGAACGTTAGGTAAACCTGATTTCTTTAATGAAACAGCTTTGACTGTATCTGCTAGTGATCCTGTAGATATATCAGCTGCATCTATGTTCCCTTCAGAACTGTTTGACGGTATCGAAACTAACACTGGTTTGGTAGTATTTAGCACAAACCAACAATTCCTACTTGCAGCAGATGATACAGTTTTCAACCCTGATACTGCTAAACTACGTAGTATATCTACATTTAATTATAACCACACTATACCTCCAATCTCTTTAGGTACAACGATAGCGTATGTTGATAACTCTGGTAAATTTAGTCGCTTCAATGAAATGGCTAACATCACACGTGAGGGAGAACCAAGTATAGTAGAGGTAAGTAAAGTTGTACCAACACTACTACCAAAAGACATAGACTTACTAACAAACTCTAGAGAAAATTCTATTATATTGTTAGGTAAAACTGGTTCAGATACTGTCTTTGGTTATAAGTATTTCCAAGTATCTGACCAAAGACAACAGGCTGCATGGTTTAAATGGAAGCTTAATAATCCATTGACATATCATTTTATTGTTAATGATGAATACTTTTTTCTAGATAGTGATTACTATTTACAAAGTATTAAATTAGTGCAAGCTGACTCAACTGAAGACCCTTCTATAGTACAAGACAATGTCGACTTCTTACTTCATGTGGATAATCATACTACTGTTAGCGGTGGCAGCTTTAACCCAGCTACAAACACCACAACCTTCAGTAGTGTGGGCTGGTTGAATACAGTCACCACACCTAACCACGACCTAGTGGTAATTGATACTGATACTAACTCAGCACGAGTTGGTAGATATGCAAAACCTACAGTTAATGGTACAAACTTTACATTACCGGGCAACTGGGAAAGTGCTACATTAACAATCGGTTACATATACCCTTACGAAGTTAAGTTTCCTACATTCTATGCAACCAGACAGCAAGGTAATAGTTCTAGAGCTGATGTAAATTCATCCCTAGTATTACATAGAATTAAGTTTCACTTTGGTAAGATAGGTCTGTATGAAACCACACTAGAACGTGTAGGTAAAACAGATTATACAGAGATATATGAATCAACAGAGCTTGATGCATATGAAGCTTCTGATGCACCCTATCTTGAGGAGTTCATCAAGACTGTACCTGTATACGAAAAGAACACAAACGTAGATGTAACACTACGATCATCACACCCAGCTCCAGCTACATTACGTGCTGTATCTTGGGAAGGTGATTATTCACCCAAGTATTATAAACGTGTCTAATTACATACACCCACTTACATTGGAGGCTGCCGCCGAGGTTGCCTCTAATCTCCGTCCAGATGACCGTAGAGAGGTCGAAGAAGGCCATGGGATACCATCGCCCCTCTTACCCTCTATTATGGCTCACAACCCCTCCTACGTGTATTTTACAGTGCCTGACGGCAAGACTGCTGGCATGGCCGGAGTAGGACAAGATGGTGATATATGGATGCTATGCACCCCTGATATACACCGATACCCAATTACATTTGCAAGAGAGGCCAAACGGTATGTCGATAGCCGTACTGAGCCACTCCTTTGGAATATAGTTGACAGTAGAAACAAGGCACATTTAAAACTGCTCAAGTTTCTTGGCTTCAAGTTTTTACGTAAGTTAAAACATGGGCCGAATAATATAACATTTATTGAATTTTGCCGTGTGCGTAGACGCTAATGCAGGGGCAAGGGCACAAGCTAGAGCACAAGCTGCTGCTAAAGATGCCAGATATGCCTCTGAGGGACTCAAGTTTTTTAACAGAGAGACAACCCTCGCAAGAACACAAAATCAGAATGTCATAGGTTTGTCACGAGATCAAAGTGATGCTTATGCACAAGCTGTAGCTACTTTAGGAAAAGGTAGAAAAAGAGTCGAAGATGCTACCAGAGCTTACTTCTCTACAATGGGAGTAGACGAAGGTGGTCGTAGTAGACGATTTGGAAAATTAAAATATCAAGCTCTACTTCAAAAAAATGCAGAAGTAGAATCTACAATACAAAACGTACTGGGACGTAACCAAGCCTATGCAAACCAAGCCTCAACACGCAAGTATCAGGCTGCACAAGCACGAGCACGCGAAGCTCTTGGTGTTAGACCTGAGTACGGTGCACCTGTTATGATGCCTCCAACAAATAGACTTGGTGGTGCTTTACAGATTGCTAGCCAAGTAGTTGGTATTGCTAGTGGAGTACAAGGACTGTTTAACCCATGACATCATCATTTTCAAATCTAATCGGTACTGAAAGGGACAGGATTCCTGATTTATCGGTTAGTAACTACACCTCTACCGAAGCTAATATGGAAGAGGCAGTCAATAGACAGATTGACGAAAACATAAAAGACCAAGAAAGATTTTTCAAGGAACTTGGCGATATAGAAGCACTCAAAGCACAAAACTTTTTTGACAACCTTAGCTCTTTAAATCAACTTGTAGGACAAGTAAGCCAGTTTCAACAGGCACGTGAAAAAAATAGAGAAGCACGTGAGTTATTACAGTATAGTAACAAACTTTTTGATGAAAGAAAAGAGGACTTTTTAGAGCTTCAAGAAAAGATGCTTGACATGAATGACTCTCAAAAGCAAGCGGCATTAGCAGAGTTTGCTGGAGACGATCCTAAAGCTCTTGAATTGTTAAAAATGCAATTCATGCCTGATGTAGAACAATTAGATAATGTTGAGTTCAAACAGAAGTATGATGATTTTGCAATAAGTGGCTTAAATAGTATGATTAATAAAAATAACGTATATAATTTACCTACCAGAGGTGAAGCTGTAACCAGTATAGATAATACTATTGAAGACATTGTTACTAAGTATCTTATAGATGCAGATGCAAAAGGTCTTAATATAAACGGTAGAGAGATGCGTAGGTACTTTAATAAGCGTCTATTTCCAGCTCTTAGAAAAGCCAAAGAAAAAGCCTTAGACAGATGGGACAGAGTTAGTTTTAACAATCTGCAAAACAATAGAAAAAGAGAAGCAGAAAACTTTATTATAGGTACTATTAACTCTAAAGATACAAATGGAAATTATGATGGAATCTACGACGATCCAGAGGTAGGTCTCATACAACTTGTTCAAAACAAGATGGGATTTGCAAAGCCTAAAGAAGCTCTAGATTTTATAATTCAAACAATGTATGAAAAAAGATACCAACTAGAATCTGGTGGTGTCAGTTTCTTTATGAATGAAGCACAGTTTGTTAACAAGTCTACTGGTGCTACAGTTAAAGGTTATATCAATTCTGGTATAGGTAGTCAAGGAGAGATAGATGGTAATACAGCTTATCTTACACGTATACAAAGTGAGATGGCTCTTGCTGATGATAAAGTACTTAAGACTATAATTACAACTTCTCAAGAAAGAGTACGACAGCTACGATTACAAGATTTATCGGATGAAGAGTTTACTATAGCTCTTGCTGAAGAGGAAGCTACATATCGTAGAGAGTTAGCATCTAAAGGTTTAGACCCTACAACACCTTTGCCAAATCATTTCTTAAATGATGAGACTTCTGGTGCAGGCACTGGGTCATATTCTGGTAAAGTAGGTAAAGCAAATAAAATATTTGATATTGTAAATATAGAAAATGATTTTAAAAACGCAATAAGAAAAGCAGGGAACAATCCAAATTTAGAACTTACTAGCCTACAGAAAAACTTAGAGGTAAAGTCTGCTGAGTATGACTTAACTGAAAGAGTTAATAAACGTATGGAAGGTGATCAAAGTTTGACACTTGAAGCTGCACTACAGTTAGAGTATCCGGCAGTTCTAGATAAGCTACTAAATGGAGAATACAAAAGTAAAGTAGATATTACCAGACCTACTTTAGCTATAGATATAGCAAACGATAGAAACTATGTAAAAGATAACGGTGTCGATTCTACTATGAATCAGAAAGAGTTTGTATCTCTTGACGAGAAACGTGCATTAGATCAGTTATATGATTACTATGAAAGTGGTTTTAAAACACCATTTCCACAATACTTCAGAAGTGTTACTCAGGGTACTAATGTTATGCCACATGAGTATGCTCTTGCAAGATATAAGGCTATGTTCCCGGGTGATACTAGCAATATGAAAAACCCAGAAACATTCTTTGATCTAACAGAAGAGGAGCAGCGTTATTTGTATTTACGTAAGAATCAGACGAAGAATCTTAATTTACTTAACAATGATGACAATACAGAGATAGAATCTAAGATGCTTAACTCTCTCAAAGTCACAGATAACGCAGACTACTACAGAGATCCTAACAGTAATCCATTTACAAAACCAAAAGTTAAACTAGAAAAAATGACAGTTGCAGACGCATACCGAAAAGCTAAGGCTGGTGCGACTGATTTTGGTATGTACAAGATAAGTGCACAAGAACTTATAGAAGTTGTAGAAGCTGGTGGTATAAGAGTTGACGGTGTTATGAATGAACAGACTCAAAATGCCATGGTGTTTGGTCTTATGAGAATACAAGCCAATAAGAGTAATAGTATTATGGGTGCATTAGTTGATGCTGATAAGGATTGGCGTAGATTAACTAATCTATCTGATGCAGAAAGAACACAAGTATTACAGTTTTTTCCTAATCTTAGAGGTATGAAAAATAACCAGTTTCAAAATTTACAAGGTGATATAAACGAAATAATTTTAGATACAGTAAAAAAACCAACTACTAATACAGAAAAGTTTTTTGACGGACTAATTAAAGATTACGTCGAGAATGACTTTGGAGGGATAACAATTTAATGGACTCAGGAAAATATATGATAGATGACGATATGGTCGATGAGCTAGGTCAAATAGCTGACGACATATCTGACGACTATCGAGCACGGATAATAGCCGAAGAACAGGCAAAGTCAGAGCAAGCTCAGACTGAACAACAAGCCGTTGACACACAAGCTGATCCACGCAACTCCGATACATGGGGTGCTAAGGCACTCATCAAAGAGGGTCAGTCTATTTTATCTGGTGGTTTACAAGACACTGCATCATCAATAGCTACGTTTCCAGAACGTACAATAGATGCTTTGTCTGGGGAGATGCAAGAACAAAGGGAAGAAACTGGTGCATACAAGCCAGACTTTACACCCTTTGGCGGTTATGACAATCCAATCGAAACTAGAACATGGTGGGGTAAACAGCTTAGAGGTCTAGTACACTTCGGATCTCTAGCAGCTGGTACAATACTGACTGCAAAAGCTGCGGCAGCTACAGGTATAGTTGCTTTACCAGCTGGTCTTATAGCACTCGCTAAAGGTAATGTTGTAAGAGGTATGGCTGTTGGAGCTGTATCTGATCTAATATCTAAAGAGTCAGATGAGCAAAACGCTCTCGGTGCTTTACGTGATCGCTATGGTTGGATGGATACACCTATATCTACAAAAGATACAGATCATCCAGTTGTAATGAAGATGAAAAACATTGTTGAAGGTATGGGCATAGGCCTATTCTTTGACGGTTTTGCTTACACACTTGGAAGAGGTGGTAAAAACGTTGTAAAACAAATACAAGACAGAAACAAAAACTTAAAACAGGCAACAGTACAAAACGGACTAGCACAGCTAAGACGTGGCGAAGTTGAGTTTAGAGCAGATAAAAATGCACCTATATCTCAACCACACCAAGGAGCACATATAACAGAAGTAGAACCACAGAAAGCTCGTGAGCAGCTATCTCGTACTCGTAAAGAGTGGGGTTCTGAAGAAGGCTCTACTGGCTCTGTGACAACACCATACGAACGCGAACGTATTGCTATGGAAGGTGCTACAGATGAAGAGCAAGTAGAACGTATTATGCGTGGACTAATGAGTAGTGCAAAGTTTAAACAAGAACTTGACGCTGTAAAAGGTAGTATACCAAAGCTAGCATCTCGTTGGAAAGAAGCAATCGAAGGTCATCAACGTATAACACAGGGTAGAGATGCCATAGAAATGTCACCACAACAGTATCTAAAAGAATTATTAGAAGCTCAACCCGATGTTGTTGACGGTATAGAAATATGGACATCTAAGAATGTTGTCATAGCTGACTTAGTTGTTGGTTCTCTGCTTAAGCAGCTACGTGATTTAGGCACAGCTGGACGTGAAATAGCAGATTTAGTAGATCTAGATGACATAGATGGACCAGCAAAGCAAGTTGTAGATACAATGTTAACAGCTTTGTACCAAACTAAAAAAGCTAGATTTTTAAAATCTGACGCATTTAGACAGTTACAAGCTGGTAAACAACCAAAATCACAGATAGTAGATGAAGTTGTTACAGCAGAAATGCAAGATACAAAAGATTCTATAATGTCTGTACTGAAGATAGCAAAAGATGATCCTGATGACAACCTACTTAATTCGTTGTTTGAAGCTTTTTCTATGATGAAAGATGTTAATACTCTTGAAGACTTTGATAGATGGGCACGTACAATACTCAAAGGTGGTTCATTAGCACCAGATGGCCCAGCTAGAACAGGTGCATTGATTCGTGAACTAGAAGGTGTGATGAGTCATAGTATTCTATCAGGCCCTAAAACACCAGTTCGAGCAATCATGGGTACATCTACTGCAACGTTTTTACGACCACTAGCTTCAGCATTAGGAGCAGCTATACGTTATCCATTCGAGGGTGACTCTGCTACACTTAGAAGTAGCCTAGCTGCTGTCAATGGTATGATAGAAGCTATACCTGAGTCGTTTACTTTGTTCAGAGAAAAACTAAACTCATACTGGAAAGGTGACATACGTACAATCAAAACACGTTTTTCAGAGTATACACAGGCAGATGATAACTGGGAGATACTACGCCGTTGGGCAGAAGATAGTGGTAGAGCTGATGCTGGTGAAGTAGCTGCATTTCGTATGGCTAACGTAGCTAGACAGATGAACAACACTAACCTGTTTACATACTCTACTAAGATCATGGCTGCAACTGACGATGCGTTTGGTTACATTCTTGGTCGTGCTAAGATGCGTGAGAAAGCTATGCGTAGAGTTTTAGACATGCAAAGTATTGATGGCATCAAACTACCAGAGATAAACAAAGACTTGATGAAAGCATACGAAGATGACTTTTATTCACAGGTGTTTGACAAAGATGGTAATATTATAGATGAAGCTACAAAGTTTGGACGTAAAGAAGTAACACTAACACAAGATCTTACAGGCTTTGCAAAAGGTCTTAACGATGTATTTAGTGCTGCACCTCTAGCCAAACCATTCTTTTTGTTTGCTAGAACAGGTGTAAACGGGCTTGCTTTAACGGGGAAGTATACACCGGGTTTTAACTTCTTAGTTAAAGAGTTCAACGACATAGCATTTGCAAACCCAGCTGACCTAGCAAGTGTAAACAAGTATGGCATCTTTACAGCAGAAGAACTTGCTAACGCACGTGCCTTACAAACAGGCCGATTGGCGATAGGCTCTGGTGTAGTTATGATGGCTGTCAATGCTTGGATGCGTGGTGATCTTAACGGTAACGGCCCAGTTGATAGGCAAAAAAGACAAGTCTGGATAGATGGTAAATGGGAGCCTAGAACAATTAGAATAGGTGATGTCCGTGTAGGTTACGATAACTTTGAACCATTTAACCTTATTATGTCTACTATTGCTGACGTAGGTGACGCAAGTCAACTTATGGGTGAAGAGTGGACAGAAAACCAGTTAGGTAAAATATCTCTAGTTATAGCACAGGCTGTTACAAGTAAGTCATATCTAGCAGGCATACAGTCATTTGTAGACTTATTTGGTGCTAGACCCGGGCAAGGCCCACGTATTGTAGCGTCTCTCGCTAACAACACTGTACCTCTTGCTGGTCTACGTAATGAGCTAGGTAGATTATTTACACCATACATGCGTGAGATAAACTCAGGTATTATACAATCCGTACGAAATAGAAACTTACTTACTGAAAGACTGGCTGGATCTGGTCAATTACCTATAAAGTATGATATTTTAAACGGTAAACCTATGAAAGATTGGGATTTCTTAACAAGAGCTTATAATGCTATTAGCCCTGTAACACTTAACCTAGAGCAAAGCGAAGGTAGGCAGTTACTATTTAATAGTGGTTATGATTTACGTACGTCTACATACTATGCACCTGACGGTACAAAACTTACTGACAATCCAGAAGTTAGATCTTTGTTTCAAAAAGCTATAGGCGATCAAAACTTAGAGCTAGCACTAAATAGATTAGCTAAAGATAAAAAGATATTAGCATCTTTACAAGAAATGCGTAATGATATAAAATCTGGTAGACGTGGTGACTTTGATGTAAAGGACTACTATCACAATAGAATGATAGAAAGATTGTTCTACACAGCACGTAAAAAAGCTTGGTCTAAAATTAGCCAACAGGAAAGTGTACAAAAAGTTATAATTGAACAGCGTGAAAAAGAAATCGCACGTATTCAAAAACGCTCAGATACCGCAAACATCCTCAACATATACAAATAAATGGCAACAACATTCGTAGAATTAACTGGGGATGGTAATGCGACTAAACCGTTCGCCTTCCCCTCTATACAAGAATCTGACATAAAAGTAAAAGTAGATGAAGTACTAAAATCATCAGGTACTCACTACAACATCACTGGTTATACAACAACTGGCGGTGGTAATGTAGTCTTTACGTCAGGTAATATACCAACAAGTCCATCCGTTATATTTATATATCGTGATACAGATGTAGACAGCGCAAAAGCTACATACACAGCAGGGGCATCAGTCAAGGCTGGTGATTTAAATGCTAATCACGAGCAAGTGCTTTTTGCACTACAAGAAGAACAGAATCAATTAGAAAGAATAGGAGATATTAAAGATGGAGCTATAGACTCCGCTAAAATTAAAGATGACACTATAGTCAATGCTGATATAAACAGTGCAGCTGCAATAGCTGGTACTAAAATATCACCTAATTTTGGTAGTCAAAATATTGTTACTTCTGGAACTGTTGATGGTAGAGATGTATCCGTTGATGGTGCAAAATTAGATGACATAGAAGATAATGCTACAAGAGATCAAACTGCTAGTGAAATAAAAACATTATTACAGTCAGATAAATTAACAGTTAATGAAATTGATAATGATTCTATAACTTATGCAAAGATACAAAATGTATCAGCAACAGATAGAGTTTTAGGTAGAGATTCTAGCGGTGCAGGTGATATAGAGGAGATAACACCAGCTAATTTACGCACCATGATAAACGTAGAAGATGGTGCTACCGCAGACCAAACTGGTGCAGAAATAAAATCTGCATACGAAGGTGAGTCTGATACTAACGCTTTTACTGATGCAGAAAAACTAAAACTTGGTAATTTAGGTTCACTTAACGCATTATCAGATGTAGACACTGCTGGTGTAGCTGACAATAAGATATTAAAGTATGATTCTTCTGTTTCAAAATTTGTCATTGCCGATGACGGTGGTGGTGGAGGAGGTGGAGGTAGTTCTACATTTACAGGATTATCAGACACTCCTGCAAACTTTGGAAGCAGTGCTGGTAAGGTACTAAAAGTAAACTCAGGAGAAACTGCTCTTGAGTTTGGTGACCTAACAACTTCATTTACTGAACTATCTGACACACCTTCCTCACTATCTGGACAAGGTGGTAAGGCAGTTAAGGTAAACTCAGGTGGTACAGCTTTAGAATTTGGAACTATAAATACTGATCTTGAATTGGATGGCTCACCATCACTTAGTGCTAATTTAGATGTAAATGGTTTTAGTATACTAACAAATACAACTAACGGATCAATACAGTTAGTCCCTAATGGTACAGGAAATGTAACAATATCAGGTGCTGGCGGTAACGATGGTACATTGCAACTTAACTGTTCAGCAAACAGTCACGGTGTAAAAATTAAATCACCACCTCATAGTGCTGGAGCAAGTTATACTCTTACACTACCAGAGGCTGATGGTACACAAGGAACCTTTTTAAAGACTGATGGTTCTGGTACTTTAGCATTTGGATCTACTATGTACGAGTACACTAGCGGAACTAATGGTTATGGCTGGGAAGTTGGAGATATTATTATTGAAGGAACTCCGGACACTGGTGAAAGTACAAGTAGTGCTAATGTTATTCATTGGGATAAAAGTACAAAAACTCTTGATATAGGAGGTCAGATAACAACAAAGTTTGGTTTTGGACAAATAACACAAAAGGATTCTGCTGATACTACTAATCAAGCCGTAGCTGGTAACTCAACCATAATTTCAAATACTGCTGCTAATAAGGACATACTTATAAGTCCCGGTATTGGTCATCTATCTATTGGTGCTGATAACGTACATAGTGAAGTTGCTAAATTCCAACCACCTGTTAATGGAGCTAACCAAGACGGTTATGTTGAATTAAAATGGGCACATCAGGCTGGATCTTCAGCCGTCCAGAGATTATTAACAACTTCTACTGGTTTAACTTTAACTGGTCATGTTATTCCAGCTGCTGACAGCACATATGACATTGGTACTACCTCTGTTAGGTTTGGAAATATTTATGCAGATACCTTATATGGAGATGGATCAAATCTAACTGGTGTAACTCCAACAGTAGCTAATGGGTGTATATATGAAAACAATACAGAGATAACAGCAAATTTCACAACAAGTACAACTAAGAACTCCATGAGTGCTGGTCCGATTACAATCGCTAATAACGTCACTCTAACAATTCCAAACAATAGCGTTTACACAATAGTTTAATTATGCCAACAACAATAAGTGGATCAGGTGGAATTACTACACCTCAATCTGGTTTTGACAGTACTGATTATATAAAATTTACTGACAATACACAACTAGATATATTTATAAATAATAGTAATGAATTTAGATTTGAAGCTGATGGAGACTTCCATGCAGATGGAGACATAACTGCTTTTTCAACTACAGTTTCATCTGATGAAAAATTAAAAGAAAATATTGAAATAGTACCTAACGCTTTAGACAAAGTAGAAGCCTTACGTGGTGTAACTTTTAACTGGAAGCGTGACGGTACTTCAAGTGCTGGTGTTATAGCTCAAGAAGTAATGGGCGTATTACCAGAAGCAGTTAAAGAAGCACAAGGTTTAAACGATAATGAAAGCTATTTAACAGTTAATTACCATGCGTTAACTTCTATTTTAATTCAATCAATAAAAGAACTATCAGCAAAAGTAAAAGAATTGGAGGCTAAGTAAATGGCAGTTACTAGCTCAGGAGAAATAAAATTATCTGACTTACAAACTGAATTTGGTGGAAGCAGTCCTATTGCTTTTTCTGAATACCATTTTAATGCCTCTGGTCCTAACACTAATGGTTTTTTTCCAAATAGTGGTGAAATTAATTTAGCTAGTTTTTATGGTGCTACTAATACAGCAACATTATCTATAAGTTCTTCTACAACAGATGTATCTCTTGCAACAACTTTTGGAGTTGCTTGGGCGAAGAACGGTCCTAAAGTTTTAAATATCGACAGTGGTGTAACGATTGGAGCCACAACTGGTAATCCAGCTGTAACGGTTTCTTCTGGTATGGCTGGCACATTAGTTGTAAACAATGCTGGAACTATTAGTGGGCATGGAGGTGCTGGTGGTGCTACAAGTAATACTGATATTGACGCATGCACCCCCGGCGTAGCTGGATTTGACGGAGGTGACGGAGGACATGGTATCTCAGTTGCGTCTACCGGAGCTACTATAAACAACACTGGCACAATATCTGGCGGCGGAGGCGGCGGCGGCGGCGGAGGTGCTGGTGAAAGAGGAAGTGTAACACTTAGCGGCGTTTTCAGATACTATGCTGGTCGACCCGGTGGTGCTGGAGGCAACGGTGCTGGTTACAATCAATCTGCTACCAATGGTTCAAACGGTTTAACATCACCCGGACCTAGCCACAATAGATGGTCTGGTGCTGGTGGTGACGGTGGTAACGGTGGGGCTTTAGGTTCTGCTGGAGAAGATGGTGAAAATGGTGGTAACAATAGTAGACAGAGCTGTACAGCTGGAGTAGGTGGAAGTGGCGGTGCTGCTGGAAAAGCCATTAATAATGGTGGAGCTACTTGGACAAACGGAACTACTAGCGGAACCTATAATGGTGCATATACATAAAAATTAAAATTATGAGTTCAATAAAATTAAAACATTCAGGTGGAAATAGCGTATCGCTTAACCCACCAACTGCTGCACCAAACCCCGGAGGAGGTGGTACTGAATTAGCTTTAAAGTTACCTAGTACTTATGGGTCAAGCGGTGAATTTATGCAAACTGATGGTGCAGGTAATTTATCATTTGCAAGTGGTACTCCAACTAATATAGCTCAATCCCAGCTTGCAACAGGTGTTGGAGGTAAAGTTATTCAATGTAAATATCATCAATGGAATAATATTTACAGCACTACAAACACCGATGATCTTGGTGAAGAAATGGATTCTTCCTTACGTCTGACTATTACACCAATTTTAAATAATAGTTTAATAGTATATTCCGGAAAATTCTATATTGGAACGAATACAAACATAGTTGGACATGTAAATTTACAAAAAAGTTCTAGTACAGATATGTCTAGTCCAAGTCTTGTTTACGATCATGATCAAACTATTACTGTAAGATCAGGTGATAACTTTGGTAATTCAATATTATATGGTTATTCATCTGGATTTATGATGGATACAAATTTACAAGTTATGGAAATTTCTGGCAGTACAACTGCAAGAACATATAGTCCTTTTTGGAGTGCATCTTCATCAGGAACTATATGGAATAACGCTTATAAATATCAGTCGAGCGAGTATCTTTATGTAGGTACTTCTTCGATACTTTTACAGGAGATAGTAATATGATTTATGATCACGAAGCTATAAGAAGAGCATATCCAGAAGTTACAGGTATTGCAGACGGAGGAGCTATAAGACTTAAAGATGGTTCTTTTGTAACCATTGGTAAGGAATTAGATCAAAACAGTATTAATATTGCTAGAGAGCAATTAGATGCAGAATTTGCTGCTACAAAATATCAAAGAGATAGAGCAGCAGCTTATCCATCAATACAAGATCAATTAGATATGCAATATTGGGATAAAAAAAATGGTACAACAACTTGGGTCGATGCCATTACAAAAGTAAAAACAGATTATCCTAAACCATTATGAGTAGTAAAATTAAAGTAGATGCAGTAGAATCAAACTCTGCGTCAACATCTGCTATTACCTTAGATAGTAATGGTACTGGTGTTTACAAAGCAACTTCTGTAGAAACACCAAATATAAAACACGCTAGTTCATCTAGTAATAATATTGTTTTAGCTTCTGATGGTTCAGTAAAAACAAATCAAGTTGCACACACAGCCGATGGTGCAAGCGTATTTACGCTGCCACAAACAGATGGTAGTTCTGGACACGTTTTAAAAACTAATGGATCTGGTGCACTATCTTTTGGTGCTGTTAGTAATGGTAACTCTTTACAAGTTTTAGAACAGTTTTTTTCTCCTTGTGATGGGTCAGTAATGCCTACAAATAAAGGTAATGTGACACTGGAAAATGTAACTGCGGAACAAGAAGTAACTACCACTGCTACAGATTTAACAGGTTCAACAATAACATATGAACCACCAGCAGGAACAGTACAAGTTATATATGAATTTCTTTTTTTTACTTCTTACAAAGATGCTAATGCTGTAGGTACTGTTTATTTATTTTTAGATGGTATTCAAGTTACAGACTCTCGTCGTACTTTTGCAGCAGAAGATTTACAATATACTTACGGTTTAAAATGGGGTTTTAATATTGGTGGTACAGCAAATGCTGCAAGTGGAAGAGTTGCATCATGGTCAGGCACTAAGACTATTAAATTACAAGTTAGCGAGTACGGTTCTAGTAATGAAGTATATGCTCATCTAACACGAAATTTAGGTACTTCTACAACTAATGGGTTTGTTCGCCCTTGTATAGGAATTACAGCAATAGGAGTTCCAGCATAAGTGGAGTTACCCACCATAGTTTTACCAGATACAGTACAACTAAAAACCCCCTCTTTACCTCTCCCTACAGCTGATGTTCCCTCATATCAACCTTTGGTCGTACCTCCGAGCGATTTACGAAGACCCGAAGGCACAGAGGAGGTGCAAACAGAAGAAAACCCACCCCCAAAAATACACTTTCCACCCTTACCTAGTATCACTTTACCATCGCAAGAAGTCTTAGTCGCTGCATCGG